TTTTGATGGTAGTGGTGATTATTTAAGTCTTTCTAGTAGTACTGATTTTGGATTTGGAACTGGAGACTTTACTTTAGAATATTATCTGTATCCCACGAGTTTAAGTTCTACATATCATCCAAATTTTGTTGTTGGTTCTGCTGGTGGATTATGGGTAGGAAAATTATCTAGTAATTTTTCAGTCCATACATTTAATAGTACAACATTAATTAACTATTCAACACTTCCAACATTAAATAAATGGACTCATATTGCAGTCACAAGATCAGGTACAAGTTTAAAACTATTTTATGATGGTGTTGAGGTTGCATCTACTTCATCATCACATAATTTTGCAAGTGGTGCAGCATATGTTGGAAATGATACTAGTACAAACTATACGAATGGTTTCATAAGCAATCTCCGTGTTATCAAAGGAACAGCAGTCTACACATCAAACTTCACACCACCAACCAGAACACTCACAAATGTAACCAACACAAAACTTCTGTGTTGTCAGTCAAATACTCTTGCTGGTTCCGCTGCGGTAGCACCAACCATTAGTGGTTTGAATGATGGTAGAGTATGGAGTTCTGGATCTACAACTGGAAGCGTTTATGCCAGTGACAATGACTGGAATAATGTCTTTAATGGTGTGGCAGGTAATGATAAGGCGATTGCAGCAAATGATGCCACCTATGAAATAACTCTTCCTGGTGGCGGTATTTCGGGTGTTACTAAGGTTGAAATCTATGGGCAACAACAATCTGGAGCAGCTAATGCAACCATAACCTTGTCAACAGCAGGTGAACAATCTGTTGCTCAAGGAACATCTCTGGGTTATACAACATTTTATACTGGTTCTTCTGATACTTTAACAAAACTAAAAGTCGCATCAACAGGATCAAATAGAAGCTCCATAAATGCAGTCAGAATCAATGACACTACTATTCTTACTGATCCATTAGCAAATAGTGTAGGTGCCTCACCTGACGCAGCAGCAACCACCTTCAACCCATTCACAACTGATATCAACACAGTTCGTGGACAAGAAGGTGCTTATGCCACTTGGAACCCATTAAAAATGGGAACATCTGATGTTTCTATGAGCGAAGGTAATCTTTTCTGGAGAACAACATCTAATGGTCCTGATAGATGTACATATAGTACAATCGGAATGGACAGTGGGAAGTTTTATTGGGAGAATGAAATAGTAGAAGCAACTGCAACAGCTGTTGGTATTGCCAATGGACTTGCCAATGATAATGGTGGTCCAGCACTGGCACATAACTGGATGTATTATTCAGCAACTGGGCAAGTATATCTTGATGGATCTGCATCTTCTTATGGTGATGCGTATAATACAAATGGTACACTCATAGGAGTTGCATTTGATAGAGATAATCTTACTCTTGAGTTTTACAAAAACGGAGTATCTCAAGGAAAACTCACAAGTATCTCTGGTTTAACTGATTCTGAAACATATTTCGCCATGTGTGGGGACAGTGGTGGAGCATCACAGTCTCAAGTTAGAGTAAACTTCGGTCAAAAACCCTTCAAGTTTCCACCACCCGATGGTTTCCAACCTTTGAATAATGCTAATGTTCGTCCAGAGACTGTGATTGCTCGTCCTGATCAGTATGTAAGTGCAACTCTTTATACTGGCAATAGCACTGTTGGTCATAGAATTAATGTTGGTTTTGATCCCGATTTAGTAATATTGAGTAGAAGAAACAATAATGCAGAACGCTGGACTTATGATACAGTTCGTGGCGCAGGAAAAGCTTTAACTGCAACTGCAGCTGCTTCTGAAGCAGATCAGACTGGTTCATATAATTTCCTTAAAGAATTTGTTAAAGAGGGATTTACATTAGGAAATGATCAAGATGTTAACGGCAGTAGTAGTAACACTTATGCTGCATATAGTTGGAAAGCTGGTGGAAGTAGTAAAACTTGGAATATTGATGGTGTTGGATATGATAGTGCTGCTGCAGCAGGATTGACAAACACTACGGGTGCATCTATTGGTACTAAGCAAGGTTTTGGTATTATAAAATATACAGGAAATTCAACAGGAGTTAATGCAGGATCTGAACAAACGTTAACACATAATATGGGTAAAGCACCTGTATTTGTACTTGCAAAAAATCTTGATAACAATCACAATTGGAACGTTCTTCATCACAAAGCAGTAACATCCAGTAATCCAAATTTTTATCAAAATGCAATGTACCTTAACACAAATGATGCCTTACCAAATACTAATAATGTAAGACCTTGGGGCAACTTTACTCCAACAACAACAACTATTAAGGTCAATAATGCATCGAACGGTAATAGTCAACAATCTTTGAATTATGATAGTGTTGATTATGTCCTATACATGTGGGCAGAGGTTGCCGGACTACAAAAATTTGGATCTTATGTTGGAAGCACTACTGAAGGACCATTTGTAGAGTTGGGTTTCCGTCCGGCGGTAGTTATTATAAAGTGCATAACTCAAAACTGGTACTTTAATCTCCAAGACTCAAAGAGAAGTCCTTTTAATCCATCTAAAGGAAATTTCTTCCAGTTTAATAATATTGGAGGAGAAGGTAGTGCTAGTGGTAATAATAATATTGATTTCCTCTCAAATGGATTTAAAATAAGAAGCACTACTGCACAATCTGAACCAACAAACCTTAATGGAGAAACTTATATCTATGCAGCATGGGCAGAAGCACCAGCATTTAACTTGTATGGTGGACAGTCCAACGCAAGATAACATAAATAAGTAAAAAAGATTCTAGAATAATGTCCAGAATTAGAGCTGATAGAATTGTTGATAGAGCATCCACGGGTGCTCCTCTGTTCCCCAATGGTGCAGTTATTACTGGTATTGCCACTGCTACGACATTTAGTGGTAATGCAACCACTGCAACTACTGCCACTACTGCCACTACTGCTACCAATGCACAGGGTCTGACGGGAACACCCGCAATCACTGTTGGAAATGTTGTTGGTGCTGCTGCAACATTTACGGGTAATGTCTCAGTTGGTGGTACACTGACATATGAAGATGTCACCAATGTAGATTCTGTTGGTATTGTTACTGCAAGGGGTGGATTAACCACTCAAAAACTACTGAAAGAAGAAGTAAATGTAACTGCTGGTAAGTTAAGTGATAATTTAAACATCTATCTTGAGAATGGATGTGTTCATGTTTTCACCACTACTGAAACAACCACATCTACACCTGCTATTAAATATAATGCATCCACAAACCTAAAGGATAGAATGTCTGTGGGTGAGTCAGTAGTTGTTACCCTTGTTACTGCAGCTGCCTCTGGTGCTTATTCTGCTCAGATCACCATTGATGGTGATGCAGTAACAGAAAATTGGATTGGTGGTAGTGCTCCAAGTGATGGAGGAAGTTCTGGTGTAGATGTTCATACCTTCACCATTATTAAAGTTGCATCATCTGGTACAACTGATCAACAATTAACTGTTATTGCTAACCATAGCAAGACTTCTTGAGGAGGATAAGTAATGAAAGAACAATATAAGAAAGAATCTCCTATTCTCTCCATGCTTGGAATGGGTGGAGGTGGAACCGGTACTGCTTTAGGTGGTCTTGCTACAATTCCAAAATATGTTGATGATGGATTTCAACAGTTTTCATATTTAGGAAATAACAGTTCAAGATCAATACCAAATAAGATTGATTTTTCAGGTAATGCTAAAGCATTAGTGTGGACTAAAAGAAGAGATTCCACAAATGCTCATATTTTTGTTGATACTGTTAATGGCGGTAATAGATGGCTCGAACCTGGCAATGCAAACGCACTTGATGGTCCAAATTCATCTTTAATTACAAGTTTTGGATCAAATGGATATAATTTAGGTTCTTTTGGAGCTATGAATGGCAGTGGTGAGGCAATTTCTTTCACATTCAAGCAACAAGAAGGATTTTTTACAATAATTACATGGGCTGGTGATGGTAATGGAGATCGCTATATTGACCATGATCTAGGAACTGTTCCTGGATCAATTATTGTTAGAAGGATTGAAGGTGGAAGTTGGGGGGTATATCATAGAAGTTTAGGAACAGCTGTATATGGTGGGTTGACTCTTAATGAAAAATATCAATCTGGTAATAATGCCAACGCTATAAATCCAGCAAGAAGCGTTCCAACTGCTACTCAAATGCATATTAGAGGTGGTAGTAATGAATATAATACTTCTGGAAGCAATTACATTGCATATATCTTTGCTCATGATGATGCAACCTTTGGTATGGATGGTGATAAAGCTGCCATAAAATGCGGAACATACACTGGTAATGGGGGCAGTCAGGAAATTAGTCTTGGTTTTGAACCTCAATGGTTGCTGATGAAAAACGCAACAGATGATAATATAGATTGGAGATTGTGGACCATAATGGATGGTTGGCATGGTGGAACTACAAGTGGTCAAGACTCTAAGAGTTTTGAGGTTGATACTACTGGAGTACTAGCAAATTCTCACAGATGCCACCCAACTCCTAATGGATTTAGATTTCAAGGTGAAGGTGCTGGTGCTTGTAATGGTAGTGGTAAGACCTATGTATATTGGGCAATAGCAAGATCTCAAAAACCACCTTCTGCGGGTACAGAAGTCTTCCAAAACCTTAATTATAGTGGTTCTAGTGGGGATATAAGGAGATCTGTTACTGTCAATCCAATCGATGTGGTTCACTCAAATAGAACTAATGGTGGTGTTCCATATTTCCTTGATAGAATTAGATTGAATGGTGTTGAATATATTGCGACCAATGGTGATAATGCCAGTGGAGAGCAATCTGCTGGTCTGCATGACATGGCAAGTGATTATTTGCAGATGGATAATGGTGCCGTAATTAATGGCGGTAACACATACATTCTTCAATGTTTTAGTCGTAGAGCTGGATTCTTTGATGAAATCTACTACACCGGTAGTGGTGTTGAACCTGGTGGTAGTGTTATAAATCATTCATTGGGAGTTGCCCCTGAGCTTGTTATTGTAAAACCTAGAGATAATGCATCTTTTGGTCAATGGAGAGCATATTTACCTGGAGAGGATAAATATGCAACATTAAATACTGGTGGTGCATTTGTCAATAATAATGGTAACTTTGGTCCCATGACCAAATCAACAGTTAATTTTAAATATACGGGTACTGATCAATCTGGTGTTGGATACTTTGCATATCTTTTTGCCTCATTAGCAGGGGTAAGTAAAGTTGGAACTTATACCACTTCAAGTGCTACTACTGTCAATGTTGATTGTGGATTTGATCCAAGATTTATTCTAATCAAGAGAAAGGATACATCAGCTGATTGGCGTCAATTTGATTCTACACAAGGTATTAGTAGTGGTAGTGATTCGCATATGATATTTAATGCAAATTCAGCACAACAGTCTGCAGATTTGGTTGATCCTATCAGTGGTGGTTTTAGTGTTCCAAATTCAGGCAATACTGATATTCATAATGGCAATGGTGGTAGTGCTTCATATCTCTTCCTTGCGATTGCATAACCTAAATAACTAAAAAAGTACGATAAGATGTCAAGAGCTCGCGACTTATCAAGATTATCAAGCCCAACTAATTTTACTGTAGATGCTTCTACTAATAGAGTTGGTCTTGGATCAACTGATCCTACAGCAAAATTAAATGTTGCTGGTATTGTTAGTGCTACTTCATTCTTTGGAGATGGTTCTAATCTTGAGGGTGTTGCAAGTGCTGGACTTGGAACAGCATTGGGAGAAAATGATCCTCTTGCTGTTGTTTATTATACTGATAATGTTTTAAATGTTACTGATACAACAACAATTACTGTACCTACTGGTTCAGATGTTGCTTATACTCAGTATGCTGAAGTTGCTGTTGCAGATACTAAAGATCTGATTGTTGCTGATGGTGATGATTTTGTTCCTGACATTTTAGGTCTCTCAACTGAAGGTGTTACACCATTAGCAGGTGCTGGTGGTAGAATTAGAGCAGATTTGTTCACTAACAAAGCAGGAACTGGTGCTCCAACATTCCAGACAGGGGTAGTTGTTACTGGTGTTGCTACTGCTACTAGTTTTAGTGGAAACTTAACTGGTAATGTAACTGGTAATGCCTCTGGAACTGCTGGGGGACTAACTGGTTCTCCAAACATTACTGTTGGATCAGTTACTGGCACAACAGGTTCTTTTAGTGGTAGTGTTTCTATTGGTGGAACATTAACTTATGAAGATGTAACTAATATTGATTCTGTTGGTATTGTTACTGCAAGAGGTGGTTTAACCACTCGCAAGGCAATTGTTGAAGAAGGTAATTATAATACCACTGCACTTAATGGGGAATTTAATTTTGACCTTGATCAAGGTCACTTATATTTCTCTAATGCTAATGCTGCTGCCTCATACTATGCTAATTTTAGAATTAGTTCATCTGTGACATTAAATTCATACATGGATGTAGGTGATGTTGTTTCTACCACAATTATTGCTGGTTCTAATAGTGCATCATATTACTACTTAAATACTACTCACATTGATGGTAATGCTCATGGAGAGAATTCATATTCTATTGTAACAAGATGGGTAGGAGGTTCTGCACCATCTGCTGGTAATGGTTCAGGAAATGACGTTTATGCATTTACAATTACAAAAATAGCAGATAAATCCTTTATTGTCTTTGGTAATACAAATGCTGCTGCTTGATAGGAGAATATAATGTTAGATTTTAATGTAAAACAGAAACCACTCTCATCTATGGTTAGTATGGGTGGGGGAGCATTCAGTCTTTTCAATAAGTCTGGTGGTACATTGCCGTATTGGTCTCTTGAGTTGAGACCAAATTCTTATGATTCAAATACTTCTGCAAGTTGTAATGGACCTAGAGTTGATAGTGATGGTAATGTTTATATTTCATTCCTGACGGATGATAACTCAGGCAATAGTGAAAGACTTGCGAGTATTGTAAAAACTGATGCAGATGGAGTTGTTCAATGGGTAAAGGGATACTCTAACACTAGTACCACTGTAGCATCTCATTCTCATGATGTTACATCAAATGGAACTATCTTCCATGCATATAGAACTAGCACCAATAAACACATAGAACATCAACTATTGTCAACTGATGGTGCAACTCAAACTTGGACACGCAGATTAGGTAATGGACCAAGTTCAGGTAGTAGAATTCAAGGAAATATTGCCTGCAGAATTGCTCCTAATGGAAATCATCTCATTTCTGGTATGGATTTGGATCAGATTGATTCAAACGCGAGTTCTTTTATTATGTTTAAAGTGAACAGTAGTAGTGGTGCTATAGATGATGATAATGGTCTTTATAGCAACTCAAGTGGATCGTCTCCAGAAGCTGGCAGACAATTTGGTGTTGATAGTTCAAGTAATTCTTATTTTGTAATGAAGTATTATGATATACCTCAGGCACCCAATTACGCTATCGCAAGTACGATTGTGAAATATAATAGTTCTGGTGCAGAACAATGGAAAAAAGAATATACAATTAATCCCTCTGGCTTGACTCAATGGGATGTGCTTCAGTTGAATGGATGTGATGTTACCTCAGGTGGTGATGTCTATGCATATGGTAGAATTGTTCGGGACAATAATTTCGTTGGTAGTATGGGTCTCATAATTAAAACAAATTCAAGTGGAACTACTCAATGGGCAAAAAAGATTCCAAAAGAAGGTGGTTATGGTGGAGATATTGATTACTCTGGATGTGTTGATAGTTCTGGTAACTTCTATTGGATTGAGTCAAATCGCTACAATGGTGTTTCTAGCAGACCATCTGTTGTTGTTCATAAAGTGAATAGTAGCGGTGTTGTTCAATGGGCTAGAGAGTTGTATCACAATACTCATACTACATCAGGTTTAAGTTGGGGATTTATTAGTGTTGATTCCAATGATAATCTTTACATTCAATGTTATGGAAAGGTTACTAGTTCCTCTGATCCTATAGGACTCTATGTAATTAAGGTTCCCTCTGATGGTACAGAAACAGGAGATTATGGACCTTTAACATGGGCAACAAAGACTCCTAGAGCAATCGAAGGTCTAGCAAATAATAGTAATGGATATGCTACAGGTAATAGTCCTTTATCATCTACTTCAAACCCAAGTGCAAGTGAAGGTTCATTTACTATAAACATAACTAACTTCTCCTCTCCTACTGTCAATAATGTCAATAATAAATCATAGTCATAATCATAATATAAATAACTAAAAAATGGTGCAATGACAAGAGCACAAGGATTATCAGATTTTGCTTCGGGTTTAGGTGATACCCTAAAAATTGATAGTATTAATAATCGAGTTGGTATCAACACTACAATACCAACTGAAGCACTTGATGTTGTTGGAAACATTACCTTAACTGGTACTATTCCTGCTAGTAAATTATCAGGAGCACTTCCTGCTATTGATGGTTCTCAACTGACTGGTGTTAGTGGATTTGCTAATGCATTATCAAGCGATCAATCGTCACCTCTAAGTGTCTTCTTTAAGACACCAAAGCAGGTGAATATTGGTGCAGGAACATCAATTACAGTGGAATCCGATGCAACCTCTGGAAATACCGCATTTATCAGAGAAAGTATCATTCATGTTGCAGTAGGTGCGACATTCCATGTAAAAACCAACACTGCACTAGCAACTAATGTGCTCGGTGTATTTTAATAAATAACATATAGCAAAAGGATTTTAGAGTAAAATGTCTGAAATTAGGGTAAATAAAGTTATTGATGAGGCGGGAACAGGTGCAGTTGAGCTGACTCAAGGTGCAACTATCCCTAGTGGAAAGACACTCAGCGGTGCTGGTAGTCTTAATCTTTCAGGTACTGTAAATGCTACCGCGCTTACTGGAACACCTGATATTACTGTTGGATCAGTTACTGGCACAACAGGTTCTTTTAGTGGTAATGTCTCTGTTGGTGGAACACTAACTTATGAAGATGTAACGAACATTGATGCAGTTGGTCTTGTAACAGCAAGAACTGGGGTAAGAGTTAATGCTGGTGGTGTCGTAGTCACAGCAGGCATTTCTACCTTTAAGGGTGCTCACTTTGATGGTGGATTGCTTAAGGAAAAGGCAAATATTGTAGCTACTAGACTAAGTGATGTATCTGGAAATCATGTAGATCTTGAGAATGGAATGACTCATATTTACACCCAAGATGAAGATAGTGGAGGTGCAAGTTTAGTAGTCAATATAAGAGTTAGTAGTTCTGTTCAATTGATGGACAGATTAGCACTTGGCGAAACTATCTCAGTTAATATTATAACTAAACCAAATAATGCAGGATATATTGATGAAATTACTGTTGATAGTGCAGCAGTAACAGAAGAATGGAATGGTGGAGCTGCGCCGAGTTCAGCTAATTCTGGTGGTTTTGACATGACTACCGTTCAAATTACAAGAATCGCTACCACTGGTACTGAAGCGACCGACTTAGTGGTTCAATGTAGCAGCAACAACTTTGCTTGATAGGAGGTAACCATGGGAATTTTAAATACTGATCTCTGGCATCCAAAGTTAAGTCCTGTTTTATCAGTATTAGGACTAGGAGGAGGTGTTGGATCAAATCTTAATGGCGGTGCGCCAATATTTGAGGGTCCAGCATATGCAGAATTCTATACACCAGGAAGTGCTCAGTGGACTGCTCCAGCTGGAGTAACAAGAGCAAGAGTTGTTGTTATTGGTGGTGGTGGAGGAGGAGGAAGATATACTGGAGGAGGCGGCGGCGGTGCTGCCATGAAACTTTATACGAATATACAACCAGGTGCTACCTATAATATTACTATAGGTGCTGGTGGCGCATTGCATACACAAGATGCTGGTAATCCTGGCGGCGACACAACTTTTGCTGGACCAGGACAAACAATTACTGGTGGTGGAGGCACCGGTGGATTAGCTTCTGAACAAAGCAGTGGTGGTTCAAATAATCATGCTGCAGGTGGCACAGGAACTGGTGGTGATGTAAATGGAACAGGTGGAGGTGGTGGACCATATAATGCCAATGGTTATGCAGGATGGGGTTGGAGTTCCCCTGGCGTTTCACCATTTGGTAATGGAACTAATGGTGCCGGTGGCGGTGGTGGTATGGGCGGTGACAATGCTACTGCTGGTAGAGGTGGAGCAGGACACCAATATGCTGGCGGTGGCGGCGGTGGTGGATGTGATAATGGTGCTGCTGGTGATGGTGGCGATGGTGGAGCACAAAAAATTAACTCATATAGTGGTAAGGCTAGAGCATTTGGTGGAGGTGGTGGTAGTAATGATGGCACTAATCCTACTGCAGCTGGTGTTGGTGGTTCAGTAGATGGTCAAGATGGTGTAAATGGTCAAACTAACACTGGACGTGGTGGATATGGTGGTGGACCTACAGTATCAAGAGGTGATCGTGGTTTAGCTCAAGGTCAAAATGGTGGTGCTGGAGGTGGTGGTGCCTTTGGTGGAGGTGGTGGTTGTGCCGGTCACCTTGGAACACCTAATTGTGGTGGTGGCGGAGGCGGTGGCCTTTGCTATATTGTCTATGGATCTAACGCCCCATCTGGATATTAAATCACTCTCCTTGACAGAATTCTATTTTTTAAATAGAGTTAGTTTATTATCTTAGATTGTCATTATAAAATGAATGGGTTAGAAGAGTACTCTAATATCCTTAGTCAGGATTCATGTGACAAACTCATTGACATGTTCAATAATGACTCTAGAAAGAGACCAGGAAGAACTTCTGCTGGAGTAAGTGAAAATAAAATATCTACTGACATACCCTGCGATTTTGGTGATAGTAAATTAGCGAGATATAATGATCTTATTTTTCCTGGAATAATCTCCCTTGTGAGAAACATGAAGGAAAAATATACTTTTTTAGAATGGGGAGTCAGTCATTGGAATGTGTCAAATGAATATAATATTCAACACTATACAGATGGTGAGGGATATTTCACTACACATTGTGAGCATAGCGTTGATAATCCATACAGAATGTTAGCATGGATGATATATCTAAATGATGCCGAGTGTGGTACTTTATTTCCATATCAAGATACTCTTATAGAGGCAGAGAAAGGTAAAGGCGTTATCTGGTCTGCTGGATGGACTCACCCACATAAAGGTGTAACTCCAAATATTGGTGATAAGTATATTGCGACAGGATGGTTTAATTTTTATAAACCAAAAAAGAAAATGTCAAAAGGTTTTGGATAGACACCCCATAAACCGTCCATAGACCCTCTGAGAGACCCTCAGGGGGTCTTATAGTAGGTGCATACAACGCACAGGGGGTATGACTGCCACTCACAAGTTAATCTTCGTTGCATCGTTCTTCTGGTTGATGAACTGGGGAGTTCGTGTAACTTCCGTTGTACTTGACAAATTCTAAAATCCCTGTAAAATAACTCTGTGGAGGTTAATCAAGGTATGAAAGCTGAGTTTCTTTGTGTAAAGCCTAGGTCTTCTAAAGCTAAGAATCGTTTTGCCAATCAGATGCATAGTCTACACTCTTGTCGTATTGAGAAGCGTGAGAATGGTAAAGTGTTTCTTGCATCTATCAGTGGTAAATACTTCTTTTGGATGAATGAACATTCAGACGATCATTGGGAGGTAATCTAATGGTAGCGTTAATGAGTATGCTCTTTGCATTATCTTTTGACATCCTTAAGTACAGTGAAATGTCATGCCCTGATGCACAGACTCTAATAGATAGAGTGTACGAATACAATCAGAAATCTGAATTTCTTACAAAAGAAGATGCTGATGAAATTGTAGACGTAATTAAGGAATCAACACCGGAGTGTTTTAATGAAGGATCAGAATCAAATCCCTGACGGTGAAAGTAAACAAGACAAGTGGAATCGAGGTCTTGACATTTTCATTGAATCTGTTATCAAACCCGATCCTTCTCTTCGTCAATGTGCTCACAATCAACGTTGTTATCATGAATTGATGGATGTCCGTCAGGATGTTCTAAGTTATCTCAAAACAAAACGATGGAACTAATCAAACCTGAAGATCCACAATACTTTGAGCAATCTTGTTCTAAAGAGTATGATCGTCATGACTACAGAGTTGTAGGTAAAAATGGTGACAGTATTGTGGTTGATGACTATATGAAAGCAAGAGAGATCTGGTGGAACAGAAAAGATTTCCTCTCTCATATAGAAGTCGTGGATAAAAAACCTGTGAAAGAAAAGTCGAAAGGGTTTCAGTGATAAAACATACTAACGAACCCGTGCCACTAGTGTTATCATTGGTGGCATGTTTTGTATTTGCCATTGGTATTATCGTGGCAGGATACATACATGGAAACATGCACCTTCTAACCACACTTAAAAATGCTGCCTCTTCTTAACATTTTTCTTGCTGTAACTTTATGGGTTCAGGTTCCACAGTGGAGTGATGATTGGTCAAACTGTGCTGTAGATGTGCCCGATAGTTCGTGCCACTGGTATATTGTTAACGCAGATAACACTTTTGGTGATGGATTTGATTGGGAGACTGCACCGTGGTATAGTGTAGAAGGTCTACAAGACATCGCCAATCTCCACGATCAGACAATAGAATCTGGTCATCTTTATACAATGGAAGCACTTCAGGATGAAGGAATTTGATTATGACTTGGATTACAAATCTCTGGACTTTACAGATGCAGAGACTCGCAAACTTTATCGTATTGGAAGGGGAGAACAAGGGGTTCTATTGGTTCGCCCTTATACAGACGACATTTGTGCTCATTGGCGATTCGTAGATGAACCTACTGCTCGCAAATCTTCTGCTAAGATATACTCCATGTTCTGTGAGTTTCGACGGCGGAAAGACTTCATTGGTATGGATATGGCGCGGAAGTTCTTGGAAATGGGTTTTACGAGAGCACGTCGGTATGCTAATCATTCCAGTGGAAGGAAGTATTATCAAGGCACTCGTAAAGTCAGACCCCAAAACAAAGATTGGAGAACGAATACAAAAGCAAAGAGTGCTGCTATTTTTAAGGAAGTGCGAGATAAAGCTGCATACGATCCTACATACAAAGAAATGAGAAAGGAATGGCGTTCCAATGAATAAGTTTTTTCAGTGGTTCTTCTCACCAACAAAAAAAGATGAGAGCAGTGCATTTTATCTTGCGGAACAAATCATTGAATTAAAATCCCGTGTATCTGAACTAGAGAAAGAAAACCGTGAATTGCAAGATCTTGTTCTTGAGGTAGAAGTATCGTTAAAAGCACAGATTGACAAGATTCATCCAGTGATATATAATATCTCTGAAAGTAACAAAGGTACATGACTTATTCAATTACTCTGAAAACTTCTGAAGGTGAACAAATTGTTCAGTGTGAAGATGATCAATACATTCTTGATGCTGCTGAAGAGCAAGGTGTAGATCTTCCTTATTCTTGCCGTGCTGGTGCTTGTTCTTCCTGTGCTGGTAAAATTGAGTCTGGTACTGTAGACCAAACTGATCAATCCTTCTTGGACGATGACCAAATGGAAGCAGGATTTGTTTTGACCTGTGTTGCATATCCTACAAGTGACTGCGTGATTGTCACTGAACAAGAAGATTCTCTGTACTGATGTACGAAGAACTAGATACATTTGAGAGAGCACTTCAGCATTTTGGCACCAGAGTAGAAGTTATTGCTGCAATGGAAATGGGTGACAGAATAAGTGCTGAAGATGCTTATCAAATGATTAAAGATGAACTTAAAGACTTAAAAAAGGTTCGTAAATCATGGAAGAAAGATCAAGAGTAACAGAAGCAACTCCCCAAGATTGGGAAGATTTTTGGTATGCTCCTGAAAAATTTGGTACATGGTATCCTAAAGATACTTTGAGCAATCCCAAAGAAAACATTAAATCCATAAGTAATTCTGAAAAGACATGTTAGGATGTCTAAACATTCAGGAGATTGCCCATGACTCTACCAAAAGATAAAAAACTTAAGGATGAACATATTGAGTCTATGAAACTTGCGGTAGAACAGGCAGATATTCGGTGGGTTCATCCAGATAAAATGGAAGAATTTGCTGAACATTTGGTGCAGAAAGCAAGAAACCAAGAACCAAAACCATGGAGAACTGGTAGTCCTCTTGATGACTGACAATTAAAGTAGTGGCACAAGGGGGGTTGCTACCCTCCTTTTTTTGTGCCATATTAGGTGGGTAGTCAACCGAGTCTCTATGACCGACAAAAATCGTCCCGAAGTTCTTCTGTCCGCAGCAGATCACTGGGAAGATATTAAGATCCGTTGGCAGATTCATCAGTATGAAATGAATCATCTCATGCAGGATCTTTCTCTTATTCTTAATGCCTTGACCGATAAAGCATTTTATGCTATGACAGATCGGTAAGTGGCACAGGAGGGATTGACATCCCTCCTTTTTTAGTATAAATTATTAACAGTTGATCAAAACCAATGAAACTCTTAGCAGCATTATTGCTAATTGGTGCAACATCTGCCCCCGCACTTGCTGGTCCTGCAACAGGAGGATATAGGTCTAGGGGTGGTTATGCTGAGCAAGAAAGATGCTTCCGAAAAGAATATCGTGAAGAATATGTGCCAGGTACTATGAGTAGCCCTGGTTATGTGAGATCATACAAGAAACGAGTGCGAGTCCCTTGTGAAAGACCACAATTTGTGCCTCAATCTACTCCTCATTATCACCCTAGATACGAAGATGCACACCCCAACATGGGCAATGTTGATAACAATTCCTGTGTCGAAGGTACAGTAGCAGGTGGATTGTTGGGTGGTGCATTAGGTGGAGTTCTTTCCAAAAAAGATAACTGGATCTGGGCAATTCCTAGTGGAATGGTTGCAGGTTCCATGATCGGGTGCCAGGTGGACGGTGGCTGAACTGACCACCTTTTCCCCATTTGTCCACGATCTTCTGTATATTAAAAGAGTCAAAGGAAAACCACTCATGGCAACTCGCTCCCGCATCGGCATCGAACTTAAAGACGGTTCTATTCTGTCTGCTTACCATCACTGGGATGGTTATCCTGAGTGGTTGGGTCGCATCCTGAACACACAATACAAAACCCGCGAACAGGCAGCAGAACTTATTGACGGCGGTGATATGTCATCCTGCTGGAATGATACTGTATGGGGTAAACCTCATGCTAATGGTCTGAAGTATGGTCCTGAGTATTATTCACAACGCGGTGAGGATACTCCTCCTCGTTATGATCAAACCCGCGAAGAGTTTCTGTCTAGTGGTGAAGAATACTCTTATGTCTTCACTAGTGCAGGTTGGGTGTGCTATGATATGAATGAGTTTAATGACAACGATCCTGAAATCGTTGAGATTCCCTCTGGACACCTTGCTGTTTGATTGACATGACTAAGAACGAAATGGAAGCACAACAAATCGCTCAAGAGTTCTGGGCGATGGTTGAACAAGAAGCAGCAGAACTAGAGGTTACTGTTGATTACTATCTCGAAGAGTTCTTCTGCTCATAATGGATGAGCAGACAAAACTGATACTTGCTTTGTATCAAGTAGATGGGATCACACAACTTACTAAGGATAATGAATACAGGCATTATCTTTATTGCAAACTGTCGTCAATCAAGTGTGAACTAGAGAGACAGTTGACTAATCTTACAAATCCACCTAAACTTAAGGAGCAAACTGCCGAGGATGATGACTAAGTTTTTCTACATTGTTGACCATTATGTTCCCTTTCCTTCTAGTGAATATGGTGGTATCTGGAATGTAATTGCTGAGGATGATGATGAATGTTTCGATCTCATCACTAGCAGAGATGAAGGCGATTTTAATAGTCAATACTATGGAAATCTTCGTGAAAACATTCTGAAGTCGCGCACTTATGCATTGGCAGAGGATCTTGAGTCAAATATTGTGGAGGAGTTTACCACATGAATGGAAATCTAGAACCAGAAGAAAGAGTTTATGATTGTGCTGTGCAGGCACAGGGTAAATGGTTAGGTGAACTTGCCATTGCACTCGAAAAAATGGGATGGGACTCTAGTGATAGCATTGCTGTAGAGATTGCAGGCACCTCAGTATATGAAATTGATGGTGCTGGTACTAAGTGGGCACCAGTAAAAGGCACCCGTAAGTACAATAAAGATGCGTTCATTGTTATCAAGAACCTTGATCGTAATCCTACCGTACCATCGCAACCAAACCCAGATCTGAAGGCACATCATGCAACCTGACATGACAATCTCTTGGGATGAGCATCTCAAGCATGGAAATGTGTGGCAAGTTGAGGTAGAGCTTGCAATGCAAGGTGGTGACACTGATGAACAACTTTACTATAATGTTGCAGTTGACGTAGTGGCACCCACACCTGAACTTGCTCAGTATATTGTCACTACAATGTATCCAGACTATGCCTCAGTTTCAGTCCCAGATGAACCAACTCGAACTGCCCCCTGATTTTATTCATGAACCACCAAAAGGATACCACTACGAAGTTGAGCACTTTCGACGTAATGTTTGTCGCATTTGCATTGTCAATGATGGTACTTTCTCCTATACTGATGTACCACCTAAGTCCGTCTGGGGATTCTATGATTCTAAAAAGGGAAGGTATTCAGCGCCTATTAACTACTCCAAGCAAGGAGATCCAGTAGATATTAACAACACCCGTCCATATACTGCAATGCAGTTAAATCTCAATCCTTTGATGGCAGCATTTCAATGAACTATATTCCTCAGGTTGATGACTATGTAAAGTGGAAAGACCATGAGGGATGGGTATATTTTAAGTGCGATCAATCCATCAGTATTGAGATAGGTGTGACAGATATTGTGTGCAACAAAGGCACATCTCATAAGAAAAATCACGTCTTACTTGTATGTGCCAATTTTCAATGGGATGAACTAGAATATGTAAAGAATAGACGAAATAGGTCTGATGATGAATACAAATCCCAGCAGTATAGACACAAGGATCCGTGAACAAGATATGGAAAATATGGAAGTATGCCATCGGAAGTTTCAGTGATGACAAAACAGAACCTTACGATAATTATGTTGCTGGCATACGCACCATTATATTTGTTAGTTACATGGTCACTAACTCTTTTATTGTATCTGGAGTATTGAGACACTGGAATGATGTACCAAGTCAATTACATGAAACCAAAGAAGAAAGGTTATGCAAAACAGAAGGCAACCTTTCTTAAAATTGAAGATGCTGTATTCTGGGAAGAACATGTAAAGAAGAATCTTAACGCAGTGGACACTACGATTACTGTCCACTAATCTCCCATATCACCCCTTTATCGTTTATGATTACAAAGTAATCAAAACTCACTAATGAAGAACCTTCACTGTGTTCCCACACATATCCCTAGTGCGATGTCAAAGGGTTGTCGGGTTCAGCGTCACAGTTCCCGAAGGGATAAACGATCAAAAACACAAACTAATTCAGCAAAGTTTCTCACCATCATCAAAGGTCTCTGATTATGTCTGCTCTCAATCAATTTGATCGAGTCATTAACCACACTTGCGACTCTGGAGATAACAACAACAACTTCAAGATCGGTGCTGTTCTTGTCATTAACGGTCTCGTCAAGAGTGGTAGAGAATACATCACTCTCTGTGAGTTGTATCTTACTCTAGGTGCTGATACTGAAGCGCAGAGAACTGGAGTTCGCTGGGGTGTCCGTGCAGCAAAAGAGTCTGGGGTTATTATCTCGACTGAGCGGCGGGGAGTCTATGAGGTCCGCTGATAAAACTGTCCACTAATCTCCCACAGACCACCAATTCCGTGTATATTAACAGAGTCAAACAAATGAACGACATGAGTTACACAATGGAAGAGTTCACCAAAGATAAAGAAACTCTTCTCAACTTGATTGCTGATTGTGAAGAACTAGAGATGAAAGAAAACTCCGACGAGTATTTCATCCAATGCGACGAATTTGCCCAAGATAAGTACACTGTTTGATATGAACTTTCCTACCTCCACTGTCAATGTCCTGCCTCATCTTGAGGAACTTCGTGAGAAGTGGCGCGAGCAAGATTTCTACTTCACTAAAGAACAACAAGAACAATATGATATGTTGTTGCAAGCACGCAAGGAACGTGTGAAATGGTTTTATGAAACCAAACGTGTTCAGGTTGGCCCTAAAGTTGTTAAGAAAGTAGAGGAGACTCCAGAAGAAGAATGATTACAAGTGATTGACAACCACTCTAAAAGTTGTTAAATTGTCAAAGTAAATTACTCCGCAAGTTAGGCGGTAAAAATTATGCAAAACATCTTGATTGAAACTCTTCCTGGTCGCATTGCCTATCAGGATCTTAAAAACGCATCCGTAGAAGACTTTACCTACAATTTTGTGGGTGGTGTTGGTGTCATTCATGTTTCCCGACAATTTATCAAATATGATGATATTTTTTGGGGAGAAACTGAAGAAAACCCTGCACGGGCAAAAGGTTCTACCAAGAAAAACATTAAAGGACTTGCAGATTCTCGTCGAAAGGGAATTGATCCAACTGCAAAACTCCCTGCTGTTCAAGAGACTGTAATCACGGATATTGAAGGGAAAACTTATCGCTACAAAGCAGAAAACGGAATTACTAGAAAGAAGTCTGATTTTCTTAATGGATATACAGAAGGTGCATGGTTTGATGTCGTTCGATATGTAGAAACTGACGGACGTTCTGCTGAATATAATCGTCGCGTTTGGTTGCACATTGAAAACGATCCTCTTCCTTCTGAAGGAAACTCTATTCCAGATCTTGTTCAGAGTTGTACTGAAATGATCTATTCTGGAGATCTGCCTAAAGAAGAGAGTGCAATTAAAGATTTTGTTTATGAGTCTGCTCCCAATATGCCGACTCAAGATAAGAACGAAGTTGTCCGAATTGTACTAAAGGAAGAAGATGTTCCTACTCGCACTATTTCGTGGAGAGATAATGAGTGTCGTGATTGGTTGAACGACAAGTGTCTTGATGAAATAGACGTTGATTATTGCTTCCCCTTCCACTATTTCCAAGATCGTGTTTACTCTCTTCTGAAGCAATATCACAGCACTAAAGAAGTTCAATATGTTGTTCAACACTTTGACAACAAAGGTGATTCTGACGAGGTAATCAAAGCAGCACGAATTACTCAAAAAGAAAAGTGGGAAGAGTTCCGTGAAGTTATGAAATCAGTTGCACTTTATATGGTTGCAAATGATTGGCAACTTCCTCTTAATAAAGATCAGTATTTTCCTCAAATTAAAACGGGAGATAATGCTGAGGACCAGAATCGTATCGTCTTTGACTAATATATCTTAGACACTCGAACAAGTGGCACAGAGACGCTCCTAGAAGGGTCTCTGTGCTTTATACTATATTCATCAACGGAACACAAATGCTCACCCTTCGTCCACATCAGCAGCGCATCACTGATCGTATGCTTGCATACAAAAAAGGTCAGATCATTGTGCCTACTGGCGGCGGAAAAACCTTGACTATGATCATGGACGCACAATCGTCCATGAATAGTATTGGCAATGGTGTGACGACTGTTGTTGTTGCTCCGCGTATTTTGCTGGCAGAGCAACTGTGTTCTGAATTTATGGAGGTCATTGATCCTAACAACAGTGATCCTTATCTGCATGTGATGCACGTTCACAGTGGTGAAACACATCACGTCAGCACAACTAAAGCAGAAAAGATTCATCTTTATGCTAATTGTGCTCGCACTATGGGTGAGAATGTTATCATCTTCACCACCTACAATTCTCTCCATCGTATCATGGAGGCAGATATTGAGGTCAACAATATCTACTTTGACGAGGCACATAACAGCGTCAAGCGTAACTTTTTCCCTGCTACTGAGTTCTTCGCAGAGAACGCAGATCGTTGCTACTTCTACACTGCAACCCCTAAACATTCCTTGACGCCCAAGAAACCAGGCATGAATTGGTCTGTTTATGGTCAAGTTCTTGCTAACATTCCTGCACCTGAGTTGGTCGAAGGTGGTTACATTCTTCCTCCCAAAGTTGTAGTCAAGAAACTTGATTTGATCAAGGGTCGCAAGGTCATGTATGCAGAGGATTGTGACAACCTGCTGGAAACTATCGATGACAACAACATCGACAAGACTCTGATTTGTGCTCGTACTACAAAGCAGATTGTTGGTCTTTTGTCTCAGTCTGACTTTTGTATGCA